TTAAATTACGACAATTTTCCACTCTTTACCGCGATCATCGTTGTAATTATCAGTCATTACTTTCGACCTGTGACCTAACAATCGTTGAGTATCCAATCCTTGTTCTCGATATATCCTTTCAGAAAGAGAACGCTGTTCATGAAAGGTTGGTTCAGCACCTTTCGACCAAGTAATTCCACATTTATTACGTGCATTTTTAAACGCGGCCGTTAATGAGGTATTTGATATTGCCCCGCCTTTTTTACCCCTAGCAATAGAATGGCGATGGTGAAGTAGGTAAGGGCTAACAACAAGATCCCTACACATGGAGATCACATCACCAAGCGTCATTTCTATAGCATCACACTTCAACGTTAATGGGATAGCAATTTTCGTTCCTGTTTTTTCTTGCTCAACATGCAGCATTCCATCCCAAACATCCGAGAATTTCATTTTTGTGATATCACCAAGGCGCTGCCCTGTAATTAGAGCTAATAGCATCCCATGCTGTAAGTAATGAGGGTGCATAGCTGCTTGCTGATAGATAGCCTTCCATTCATCCAGCGATAAACGCTCTCGCTTCACTTTGCTTCTAGGTTTCTTGGTTGCAAGAGCAGGGTTATACCCTGGTGGAACATGGCCAACATGCTGAGCCTCTTTAAACACATCAACAATCACGGATCTGACTACTTGAGCCATTCGGTTATGCCCGAGCGCCTTTACTTCGTCTGTTATTTTAACGACTTCAAGCGCAGTTATATCTTTTAAGGACATCATCCCGCAGTGTTGCTTAAATAGATTTAGCGGCTTAATTTTTTGCTTATATGAGTTTAGCTTTAACTCTCCTTGGTCCATTCGTTCTTGCTGTATTTCTAAATATTTATCAATCCAATTGGACACGCTAATGCCAATTTTCTTATTTTTAATATTTGAAAGCCTGTCATTGATACTGAGTATTTGTTTTGTTTGCTGTTCAGCTATAACCACATTTGCTTGAGCGGCTACTTGCTCGGCTTCCTCGGCGTCCGTGCCGAGGCTATGAAACCTACCTGTTAACGGGTGTTTATATTGCCAATAAACCTTTCCGTTTCGTTTATCTAATTTCCGATACAAATTTGGAATAGTGATTTTATGAGCGCGGGGTCTAGCTGCCATCAGATAATATCCTTTGAAGTTTATCGTTTGAGCAATTCGGTAATTGAGGTTTTGAAACAATACCCACCCAGCGGGAATCACGATCTACCATCCATTTCTTACCAACTTTTAAGGCTGGTGGTACCATCATGTTCGCTTTCGCATACTTCAATAACACTTGCTTGCTGGGCGCATCATCACCGAATTCCAGTTTTGCCCATGCTTCTAGAGATACCATTCTAGACATAATTACCTCCACATATCTGCCCGCATGCAGACTAAAAATTCAACCACAAATACTCGGTACGATTTAACCTCACACAACAATTCTGTAAACTGAGTTAACTGTCTGGATATATCCATCAGCAAGATAAGTATCGATATTGATTACTCGTGATGTTTGAATAGAAGCTCCATCGTAGAATCGATTTTTCTTATCGTTGAAGATTTTCCCGTAAGCGCCATAACCGTAGATTTCTTCAAGCTTTAGATCGGCATCATACTCAGGAGTAATCCCCGTAAGCTGGTTATAGCGATGAATAAACATAGCCCTTGCTTGGACTGGCAGCATTGGGTTTACAGTGATCAGGTCGCTTGATGGGATCCCTTCAAGAATAGGCCATTGGTTATCACCATCCACATCTAAATCACGGCGTTCTGTTGCAAGCATTGTCAGGTCCGCATAGTGAACAACATCACTAATCACTGTTGGCAAGTTCCATTTATCGCAAATAACAGACTGAATAGTCTTTTCGATTGCTTTATATTCCGGCAGCAATGCTTTTAATGGCGTTGGCAGGTCACGGCAATAAGCCTCAGCGGCATCATGCAATAATGCTTCTAACGCGTACTCAGGCGGTACAAGCTGGCTAACATAAACAGAGTGTTGAGCCACAGAATAGAAAGAGTCAATTTGGCCAGCAAACCGACATTCGTTAGATAAGCCCTGTGCAATATCTTCGATAGAAATATCTTCTGCACAGATATTAACAAAATCGAAATGCTTGCCAGTGAACGTTGAGATATAAGACATAATTAAATACCTTTGTTTGCTTCAATCGAGTTATAGGCAGACTTCATTTCTTGATAAAGTTTATTGCTATTGCGAGCCTTATAGAGCTCGATCCATTTATCCCAGTTGTCCACTACAGCAGCCCATTGTGGTGAACATGCTTTCATTTTATGTAATTCACTTTCTAGTTCAGGCACCGCTTCCAGTAGTCGAATACAGCGACCAAAATCAGACGGATCCCAAGGATAGTTATGAGAAACACTAAACTGACCTGAAAGAATAGAAGCCATGTATTTTGAACTAGCCCCAGTATCATCACTCGCTAACCAAGCAGTAAGGCCCATGCCACTGGATGTTTTAACAATAGGTCTTCTGAATTCATCACAAATCAAATTAGCAGCATTAATAATGGCATTCATATAACGAGGTTCGGCAGGGGTGCCGGGTATTTGTTTTTCTATTTCAGTAGATATAGCGGAAATTAATCCAATTTGGTTAATTTGCATAATTACACCTTCTACTCATCATCTGTATATTGATAGTTTTCATCCATACCATAATCACCAGGCGATAATTCTGGATGACATAAATGAAAAGCAAATTTGCGCCAATGTAACTTTTCAGATTCAGATTGTTCTCTATAAGATTTAGCTATATTAATGTTGACTAGATCCCCATTAATAATATCGAACGTCCCGCAATTACTACCTAGGTCTTCATCAGCAAATCGAACAGAAAAGCTATGCTGGCTAAATTTATTTCCAAGTGCTGCATAAATTTGTTCAGGTGTAGACCATGCCGTATCAAACTTAATTACTAACTCGCCCCCATTGGCAATATGTCTTTTTAATCGTTTTTTATAAATACGTTTTTCGTAGCATTTAACATGTGTTGGAGTATGGCGATGCCCATATTTTACTTTTTTATATTTATGCTTCACTGGCATCAGCACATCATATGCGCCCCATTTTGTTCCCCAATTCGAGATGCGCCAGCTATACCAAGTGGCATGACCGTATAGGGCTTCGTTCTTAATTGATTGCTTGGCTTCATTAACTAATTTTTTATATCGTTTCGGGCCAAGTTGTTTTTTAAATCGCTCAAAAACGCCTTTGTCATTTTCTCTTATAGCTGCCGCCATCATTTCAGTATGAGACCCAGAAGTAATATTTAACGTTTTTGGCATTTTTATTAGTTTATTAAAATCAAAGATGCCGTCATTGTTGATGATACTATTAAGTACATGCAGCTTTTCTTTTTCATTTCCTGATGTCATGATTAATTCATTAGTGACATGATTTGGCATAATTAATACTCCACAAAATTTAGATAATAAGAGTCCGTCTCTTAATAAAGAGAATTAAATTCCTTGGTGTTGGGTAAATTATTTAAAGCTTGGCTTCTTTGCCAAGTGAATCAATTAATGCTTTTGTTAAAATATTTAACTCTGAAACAATTAAGAAGAAATCAGCGTCAAAGCGTTGGTTGTAATCTTCCATTCCAATATCATCATTAGTTTCTAAAAATGCAGAATCAAATTTAATTTTGGAAAGAATAAAACTATCATTAATACAGAAGGTGATTCTGTCCTCATAGTTCAATGATAATTTAGTTACTAATTTACCAGCCTCAATATTGGACTGAATTTCATCCGAGACTAAATCTTGTTTTGAATATTTAGCAATTCCGCCTTCTTCAAGAATGGCTTTCATTTCTGATTGCTCACCAAACACAAAGCCTTTTGGTAATTGCCCACTTCTAACCCATTCAGTTAGTGTTAACTCAATTGGGTCTTGCACTGTTAATGGAACAACGGGCAAAGAGCCAATAGCTTTACGGATCATTGCGAAGCAATCCTCAGCGCGGCGAGGTGACGAAACTAGCGCAGCAATAAAACCATCAGTAATATTCACCCATACATCGAAGCGGGCATATTTAGAGAACGCGCGAGGTAGTAACTCGTGAATCACTTCATCTTTAATGGCTTGACGCTCGGTTTTCTTTAGCGTCCTACCCTGATCCGCTTCTAATTTTCCCACCTTTTTATTTAATGCATCATTAATAACTGGCGTTGGTAATATTTTCTCTTCTTTAAAAAGAGAGATTAACATTTGGTTGTTAACTTGATGAGTTAAGCAATCCGATTTACCGATGCCTAGTGGTGGAATAAAACCAAATCGCGACATGTCCAGTGAACCACAAGGTTGGTATTTTAAATGTGATAACTGTTCTTCAATATTACTTAAATCAATATCACGAGTAAGGCGATATATAACCAAGCTTTTTACATTAAAAACGCTCATGAGATAACCCTCATTAATTTGTAATTAACTCCACAATATAAATAAGACCACTGACAGTAATTAAGCACATATTTACCCGTATGGACTGACGCCAATGGTCTTATTTATATTTAGAAAAAAGAGGCGGCATGGCACCGCCAAAAAAATTATCAATAATTACTAACTAGCAACGGCATTATTATTTTCAGCTTGGATCCGAAGATAAATTTCTTCGCGGTGAATACTTGTATCTTTTGGTGCTTCGATACCAATCCGCACTTGGCATCCTTTAATTCCCAAAACAGTGACTTTGACATCATCACCAATAACAACTGTTTCACCGGCACGACGGGTTAAAATAAGCATTCCACTAATTACTCCACATAGTTGATTAGTTGGTTGCTGGTAGGCCCAGACCCGCATTGCAGATCTCAGTTTGCTCGTAAATATCATCTTCGATTCTTACCAGCTTTTCTTTGAGTTCTGCGTAGGCAGCGTTAAGGCTTTCAAGTTTTTTAAGTGCAGCAGCTTTCTCCAAAATCCACGCATGAATTTCATCTGTGGACATTGGGTTGTTAAAGGTAACGATTGGTTTGTTTGAGTTAGTTTGCATAAGTTCCATCCTATTCCTTGTGTGAAATAAGAATGCAACTAAAAGTAGATTATGTCAACAACTAAAAGTAGAAAATAAAGGTAAAATAAAACCAGCTTCCGCTGGTTTTTTTAATTATGCGAATTGTTTTAACGACATAGGCAAGCTTCGAATTAATTTTCCATGAAAATACAATTCATGCATTTCATGGTCTTCAATATAGAACGGCGGGTAAAATTCATTATCAGACATAACCGCTAGCTTTCTACCTTTAACTCTTTGTAATCGTTTAATAAATGTCGAGCCCTCGAAATTAAATACATAAATGCCATCGCCAGTAAATTGCTCAACCTTTGTATCTACAAAGAGCAAATCTTTAGGGTTCAATGTTGGCGACATGCTGTCACCATCAGCATTTATGATTACGACACCATCAAGGCTATTTCTACCGAAAAGTTCATAGACTCTTTCTTTGGGGATTTCTATTGAGCGGATTATCTCAGGGAAAGGGTTATTAATGTAACCATTCCCAGCAGATGCAAATGCTTCGATTTGCCTCACTGTTACCGTATCTCTTTCTTGTTCTTCGCCAAAGCTTCCATATATATCAACGCCATAGTCGAGATAAACTGGCGTGGAATGCACCGTATTTGCTACTTGTTCCATTTTGTCATCTCTGGGCTTTGCAGTTCCAAGCGTATAACGCCGAGCCATTTCATAGGAAACACCGACATTCTCAGATAGCTGTTTAACATCGACACCAGCATCTCTCATGCGCTCAGTAAGTCTCTTAGCGAAATCACTGTATTTTGTATTTTCTACCATAAGTAGAAGTCTATCTCGCACTTTAAGTATTGTCATTTCTATTTTAAGTTGCTTATTATCTCTACTTTAAGTAGTATTTATTCTATTCTTAATCGGAGAAGAAAAATGAATAAAGAAAACATTACAGAGAGAGCAATTAGAGCCGTAGGTGTCCCGTCTTCCGTCTCACGTTTATTCGGTTTTAATTCACCTCAATCGGTTTTTAATTGGATTAAAAACAACAAGGTTCCCGCGGAGCGTGTAATTCAACTCTGCAAAATGGGCGGATGGGAAATTTCTCCACACCAACTTAGACCTGATCTTTATCCAAATGAGCTTGATGGTTTACCAAACAGTACCAAAACCAACTAACAGAGTTAACTACCAACAAAACAACGGAATTGTAGATATGTGCAAACAAACACTAAAAGAAGTCGTGAAAGAGATGTGCAAAGCATTTCCTGGTGGACGTTCGGCAATGGCGGGTGCTTTGGGGATATCTGAAACAACGTTCAACAACAAGCTGTATGAGAAAAACGGCTGTCGCTTTTTTGAAATTGATGAGCTGGAAGCGATTGAAGAGTTGTCCGGTACTGAGTTGCTGGTGGCTTATCACATGGAACGCCACGGAATTACGCCAGCGGTGAAAATCGAAGCAGAGAGCTTAGACAAGGTTGAATTGTTCGATATTCAAATGCGTTTGGGAGCAATGCAGGGGGCGTTAAGCGTTTTAATCAAAGACAGTATTTCTGATGGCGTTTTAACACCAGATGAAATTTCAGCTATCTACAGAAAAATGGAGAAAGTCTTTGCTTATGCATTGGGCTTCGTGGGTTCTTTAGAAAGCGTTTATGGGATTAAACAATGATGAGCATAGCCAGAAAGGGTGACGCCCAGATATGCGGTCCGGGCGTCGGGGTCGCTAAAAACATTTGTGGAGTAATTAGCATGAGCAGTTTAAACCAAATCAGAGCTAAAAAGCAATTCCGCTGCTTACCAGCTTCTAAAAGTGGTCCGTTTCAATATGTAGAAATCATAACTTCAGCAGATGCCTCGGGCAACTACCAGACTGAGCAGCAATTGGTAGATATCGCTGAGTTGAGAAACGACTGGGCTAACTTTTATTTCAATAGCAAAGGCGAGGCGCATGTCTAATGAAAACCCAAATAATCTTAATCGGGTGTATCTGGATAAGCGTGGTATTCGCGTTCGCGTCATACGTTATGAGCGAGAAAAGCAGTGGGTCATATACCTGCGTGACGGCTATGAACATGAATGCTTCGCCCCTTTGTACAAATTTAAAGATGAATTCACAAGAGTCGAGTAGGTAGCAAGTATGAGCGTAAAACTATCAAGTTATGTTTGGGATGGCTGTGCGCCAGCAGGTTTGAAGATAACCTCAGTTGCTATCATGGCTCGTCTCGCAGACTTCTCAAACGATGAGGGCGTGTGCTGGCCATCGGTACCAACGATTGCCCGCCAAATTGGTGCAGGTGAAAGCACTGTGCGTACCGCTATCAAAGATTTAGAAAAAGATGGTTGGTTGTCGAGAGAAAAGCGCCGTAAAGGTAACCGTAATGCGAGCAATATCTATCAGCTTAATGTTGATAAATTAGCTTTAGCAGCGAGAGCCGCATTACCTCAACCAGCAGAATCTGATACGTCAAATCCTGACGCGTCAAAATCCGTTGCATCAAAATCTGTCCCGTCAGAATCGAGCAAAAATAACCATTTTGACCCGTCAGAATCTGGGGGCGATCCGTCAGTAACTTCAAAACAAGATCCATCAGTAACTAACTCTTCGTCGCAGAATTCTAGCGAATCCAGCGACAAGCCTAAAATTGATTTTTTAAATCGTTACCCAGAGGCAGTGATTTACAGCCCTAACTTCCAGAAATGGGGATCTGCGGATGACCTCAAGTGTGCTGAATGGCTGTTTAGCCGCAAGTGCGAAGTATTCAAAGATTTAGGTCTCAATGCTCCTAAGGAGCCTAACTACACTGAGTGGGCTAACGATGTTCGCCTGATGGTGAGCCAAGATGGTCGCACCCACAAAGAGATTTGCCAATTCTACAAACGCGTTAGCCAGGATGCATTTTGGAAAAAGAATGTTCAATGTCCGAAGGCATTACGCACCCAGTGGGATGATTTAACACTCCGTTTAGCGGGTGAGCAAAAGGTTTCTATCGACCAAGTTGAGCGTGACGAGGCATTCACTCGCATCATCGGTTCCCGTTCAAAACCACAAAACCGTATCGAAGAAATTGCCGCTGAGTTAGCGGGCAAATCTGGCGTTCGTCGTATGACTGACTTTGTTGGACGCAAGGCATGGGCGGGTATTTGGCAACAGGCAGCAGAACAAGCAGCGAGAGAGGTGACAGCATGATGCGCAGTGAAGCTAAAAAAATCTATGGCACTAACGTTTTTGGCATTGTTGCCATGTTGCATCAGCTGCGCCGCTGGTGGGCTATTCGTGACTTACGTAGTCGTTGGAATGATTCTCGTGATGGCTTAGTTATTTGCAGAAAATTCAGCCATCTAAGCTACTACGCTGATTATTTTCAAGTTCAGCAGCGTTATAAGCGGATTCGTATGTTTGCAAAAGCCCACCAGCAGCGAGGTGCTATCTGATGAGCGAATACGTTGCAAAACTCAATGAACTCAAAGCCAAGCCAGTCCATAAACTTAATGAGATTGGTGATCAGTGGCAATCTCCCGAAAATCTGGTGTATGGCGTTAACGCAATCTATGGCCCATTCACGCTGGATTTATTTACTGATGGTGAAAATAACAAAGCCCCACATTTTTACACTGCGGAGGACAATGCGCTCACTCAAGATTGGTCGGAAAAGCTAAAAGAAATCGGCGGTGTAGCATTTGGTAACCCTCCATATTCAAGACCTTCATATCACGATAAACAGGCCATCACAGGTGTTATTCACATTATGAATTATGCTTCAGCGATGCGCGAAAAGGGCGGTCGTTATGTCTTTTTATTGAAAGCAGCAACAAGTGAAAGTTGGTGGCCACAAAATGCGGATCACATCTGCTTTATTCGTGGGCGTATCGGTTTCGACGTTCCTAAGTGGTTTAACCCTGCTGATGAAAAACAAAAACCTACCGGGGCATTTTTCGCCGGAGCAATTGTTGTTTTCGATAAAACTTGGACTGGCAAAGCATTTGATTACATCAATCGTGAAGAGTTAGAGCAGCGCGGCAAAGCATTCATAGAGCAAGCGCAGTGGTTAGCTAAAAAGATGGGAGTGGCGGCATGAGAGACAATGTTTATTTAAGAAGCATCGATGTCATAAAAGCTGTTAGGCACTTAGATGCATTCACTCAGCGTCATGTAGAAAGACTTCTTTGCTTCACATACTCAGAAGCTAATCACGCGATAAAGATGTTGGTAGATCTCGGATGCGTTAAGTCGATAGGAAAACGAAAAGCATCCCATAAAAACATTGAAGTTTATCACTATGAAGTAGATCCGATGGCAATAACGAAGTTAAAGGCTGCTAGAGGAAAAGATACTGAGCCAGTGTTCAAGGAAAAGAAGGAAAGGGATAAAGAGGATATTTTCTGCGGGATAACTGTTGTTGAAAAAGCTTACATCGGCGATATGGGAAGTCCTTTGCTTAAACAACTAGATAAACTGCTGGCGGGAGTTAGAGCATGAAAGACAAGATGCCAGAAATCCAGCCTTGCCGTTATTGCAACAGTTCTGACACAACAGTTGAAAGTCATAGTTATAGAACATGGTTCTATGTTCGATGTCATAGCTGTGGTGCTAAAGGCCCCGACGTTAATGATAAACCAATGGCAGTAATTGTATGGAATAAGGGGGTAATTAGTGAGTAACTCAATATCTCTAACGCTACCATTTCCTCCAAGTGTTAACGCTTGCTGGCGGAATATCAACGGTAAAACTCTGATCAGTGCAAAAGGGCGCGCGTTCCGGGCAAATGCTGCGGCAGCCATCTATGAACAATTACGCAAAAAACCAAAGGCAATCACTGAGCATGTATATGTCACTGTGAAGATGTACCCACCATCAAAACGTCGAATGGATATCGATAATTACTTGAAAGCACCTTTTGATGCATTAACTCATGCAGGCGTTTGGAGTGATGATGTTCAGGTTAGGCGCGCAATCATTGAATGGTGTGAAGTAGTCAAAGGTGGTCGGTTTGAAATTGAGATACACCCTCTTAATGCGGAAGGGGGAAAATCAGCATGATTCATCAATGGATATTAACTCCAATCATCATTCCAGAAGTGAATGCAGTGATGTTTAAACCAGGGGCGAGCCTAGGTATGTTTAGTGGCCGAATGCTTATCACGACATTACCTGATGAATTAAAGCATCAACCCTCGGGTTTAATTTCTTCCTCTCAACATAACTTCAGCGCCGAGGTGAGCGGTGAACGGGTATCAAAACCTGTATTAAATTTAACCATAGACGCTGAGCCACCAGCAAGTTTTATGAAATTACCGAAGTTTCAGCGCTGGACTAACAATGATTACCTGAAATGGGTTAAATCACAGCCGTGTTGTGTTTGTGGCGCCACAGCTGACGATGCTCATCATATTATCGGATACGGTCAAGGTGGAATAGGTGCAAAAGCTCATGACTTGTTCACTATCCCATTGTGTCGAGTTCACCACAGCGAGTTACACAAGGATCCTAAAGGGTGGGAACAAGAAAACGGTAGCCAGTTAGTTTTGTTATTTAAATTTCTAGATCGCTCTATCGGTCTGGGTGTATTTGGTTAATGCGTTGTGCGGAACGCTGTGGAGATTATTGCATGAGAGATATTCAGTTAGTTTTAGAGCGCTGGGGTGGTTGGGCTGCCGAAGGTAAAAGTCGTGTTGGTTATTCACCAATTGCTGCAGGGTTTAAAGGCTTACTCCCTAATGTGAATGGTGATCGACTTTCTTGTTGCGATGACGATGGAATACTTATCGACTCAGCTGTTGGACAGCTAATTAAAGCTGGCAAAAAAGATGAATATGATCTGATAGAAAAACACTACATCAAAGACATATCAAAATCAGCAATAGCAAGGGACATGAAGTGTTCGGAAGGTAAGATTAGACAAAAGCTTATGATAGCTGAAACCTTTATTGATGCCTGTTTAATTATGGCTGGTGCAGTTTTGGAAATGGATGAATGGACAAATAAATCAACAATTGATAGCTAGATACTTTTCGTTACGAATTTTGGGTGCTAATGTGATAAGAGTGAATACGTTGTCACCTAACTTATAGAATGAAACCTCGCCATTTGTGCGGGGTTTTTTGTGTATTAAAATTAAATATTGGACCTATAATAGGGCACTCACTTTCAATTTATAGGTCTAAAAAATGGATATAACGACTGAAAAAGAATTAGCTCAAGCTCTTAAAGGGAATATTGATACAATCACAGTGACCGGCAATCTAGCTAAAAGCACTATTAAAATTAAGGCTACGGGAAATGTTGCATGGGCAATAGCTATTGGGGCAATCGGTATAGCTGCATTTGCTACATATGCTACTGTGGGAACTGGGGGAACCGCAGCTCCTGTCTCTGGACTTGCTGCCATTGGTGGTTCTGGCGCAGCAGTAGGGATATTAGGCACAGCAACCACATGGAGTGCAATATCTATTGCCGTTGCTGCTGGTGGTGTGGGTGTTTTAAACAAGCTAAGAAAATATAAAATAGTTGAAAAAACGGGGGATAGGGTTGTACTTAAAAGAAAATAACTCTATCGCCATCAAAAAGGGCTGCGCATTGCGTAGCCCTTTTTGTATATACCAACCGCAAATCACTATCAACACGTTCAATTGTTACAATTAATTTGCTGGTAGCTTTCCATTTAGAGGAACTGTTATGTCGAAGAATAAAGAGCCTAATAATGAACAATTAACACTGGAAGAGAGGGTGGCGCTGCTCAGTAATAAAGTTTTAGAGCTTGAGAAACAGTCATTGCAAATAATTTCGGCAATCTCTCAAGCTCAAGCGTTTAATGATCACGCTATAAATGAGCTTCGTTTACTTATTTTGAAGTAGATGGAAGCCCCTTCAAAAACTCACTGTAGGCTATTTCTCTTATCTCGCTCAGCGTCTTGTTTTTTATATCGTGTGATATTGCATCCAAACCAATGATTGTGGTGATTCCATTTACACTCAGGCTCACATTTACAACGTAATTTATACCCGGCACAGGGTTAGCAATAAAGACACGTGATAAATCGTGGATGCCAATAAGACTGTAATTTTCCATATAAATCTCACTCCGAAGTTAATCAGCCATCCCTTCGGTAAGTCACATAGGGCTGAACCTCTAACTTATCTCAAATACTGATTAAATTCATTAATCTAAATCTAGCTGCTATTGCTGGTGGCTTTCTATTATTTACACACTAAGGAATATAACTATGTACGCACTTAAATTAATGGCAGAACGTAATGGTCGTAAAGTCGAAGAGGTTCACCATATTGGTAGTATGTACCGGCTGGAGTTTTATCCAGTATCTGAAAATCCTGATATTGTGGCTCGGCTGGAGTACACCGCAAAGGACTCTGTTCCTTCATTTGATATCAAGCGAACCGACCACGCCTACATCACGACAGTAACTGGCGATACAGTTCGGGTTATTAGTCGGGGATTACAATCAAATTGACATAGGCTGCCTTGGCAGCTTTTTTATTAACTAATTATTGGAACACTCCGCAGGGGGTGGATATGCGTATGCACGAAAAATACTCTAGCCCCTTTTCTTATGCTCTTGGAGTTATCACCACTGCTGCTGGGGCTTTATCGTTAGACCAATGGGCGGTGCTCATCGGGATTATATGTACAGTCGCCACATTTTTGGTGAATTGGTACTACAAGCGGAAAGAATTCAAATTAAGAGAAGGTGAATCTAGTGGCAAAAATACCAAATAAAATAAAAACTGCCACCGCTGGTGGCTTAGTTGCTTTGACTGTAAGCATGATTGCTTACTTTGAGGGGATGGAAACCAAACCTTATAAAGATGTCGTGAATGTCACTACTGTTTGTTTTGGGCATACGGGTTCTGACATTATTCCTACAAAAACATATACAGAATCAGAATGTTTAGCTTTGCTTGAAAAAGACCTCAGCAAAGTAAGAAAGGGCGTGGACCCTCTAATTAAAGTTGATATCGACGATAACACCCGAGCCGCTATTTATTCCTTTGCTTACAACGTGGGCACAGGTGCTTTTGCACGTTCTACGATGCTAAAGAAACTGAATGCAGGTGATATCGCTGGTGCTTGCAACGAACTTAAACGCTGGACATACGCAGGGGGTAGAGAGTGGAAAGGCCTGATAACACGCAGAGAGATAGAAAACGCAGTATGCCATGGCAAGTTTGCTTATGCTTATCCGCTTTCATTATCGGAATCCCCGTCTGTTTGGCAGCTGGCGTATACGCACTCAATGACAATACCTGCGGTGGCACTGACAAGGTAAGTTTAGAAAAACGCTGCCAAAGTGCGGTCAATTACAACAAAGCCCGGCAGGTTAACTTATGAAGATAGATAACTCAGTTTGGCTTTTTTTTATGCTAGTTATTGCAGGTTGGTGGGCGGTTACTGAACATGAAAGTAATTCGTTACTTAAAGCGGATAACATCAACAAAAGCAAAGTCATTGCTTCTCAATCCTTTCAATTCAACCGCTTCAATCAAATAGCGACAACGGCATATCGTAATGGCATCAAAACTGATGTTAAGTCACAGGAGAAAGTCATTGAATACCGCGAAATACTCAAGAAAGAGCTTACTTGTGATTTGCCTGTGCCTCAGCCTATTGCTGATGGGTTGCTCAAGTACACCCACGAATTACGGGCAATGTACGCCGATTCCCAAAACACTAACAGAGCCAGTGCTAGTACCACTACCACCAGCACCTTAACTTATTGCCAAGCGGTGCTATGGATTGATTCTTTATTATCAGCATTGGATAAGGCTAACGGGCAAATAGAGGCAATACGGGAAATTGAAGCGACTAGAAATAAAAACGCCCCAGATATCGGGGCTAAATGAGAATAACTACTTATGAATGAGCGTCACTATACGTTAATCATTAATGAGCACAACATTAAAGAAGTAGTAATCTCAAATAGATATTACAAACATGAGCCTCGCTAAATGCGGGGCTTTTTCATTGGTGTAATTATCCTGCTATTTGAAAATTAATACGGAGATAGCGACATAGTGAAAACCTACAACTTTCCCCCTTATGGTCCCGGATACAATTCAAGTGTCGTAGTGGTACTTGACCGCATTACTCACCTCGAGGGCATTAGCTTTAATGGCATTCGAGGTACTGAGATTCACCTAGATACGGGAGTGAAAATTCGCACGGGCATGAATTTATGCGATGTAAATAAAATAATGGAAGGTAACCAATGACAGGAAAAATTGTATTAACACTGGAGAAAATCAAGTCACTACATGAATTTGCACAAGAAGAAGGTCAACCGTCTTACACAATTGAAGTAGGTACTATCTGTGATGGTGACGAAATTATTTATGAAGGTCTGATTGCTTATTCAGGCTCTGAAGAACATGGCGTTCTACAACTAGAATAATTGCGAGCGAGGCGCTGCGTTGTCGCTGTCTCGTATGTTAACTGTGACCTGCGACCTCTAAGCAGATAGTGCATATTGAGAATCAAAAACAATGAATCCGAATATGGATAGATTCATGCGGTGGAAACGTCAGCCATTGGAGAAAAAACGGCGTGACTTATGGAGAGACATAATTTTATTTAATTCTACAAATGCTATTCATTGAGTAGCATTTGTAGAGTTTTATATATGTTTTTAGTATTTGCGGTTATTACAGAGATATTTTAAATCAGAGTGTTTAAATATATTTATTGGAATATCATTTTAATGAATTCATAAATTAAAGTAATATATCATAGCCCAATGTTATTATTTGAAATATAATAACATCATCTATAATGAATCCTTTTACTGAATTTCCATTGAATTGATAATTTATTTCTATAGGCGGGTTGGGCTGCATAGTATTATTAATATCTGGGTATACCAATCTCCAACGACAGAAATCATGATCGAATTCAAAAATATGCTCCCCATAAAAATCTGTAATTAGATGATTATCACTACTCGCAACATAATATGCAGCTCCTATGTCAGACATTATATTTTCAATTGCACCTTCAATATTGCAAACATATTTATGTTGATTAAATTTCGGGTCGCACGGGTCGTAATTTTTTATCATAACAAGTCATCTCAAAGATAAAAATAATTTTATAGTGGGTATACCATATAACTATCAGTTGCATTATTGATGTTTAAAATGAACTGGATTTTAACTATAAATAAACCATTAAGTAAAATGAAATTTAGGATGTAAATTATGCCTCCACGTATCCCCCGCGCTTGTCGAAAGCACGGGTGCAGCAAAACAACCACTGACCGTAGTGGTTACTGCCAAGAGCACATGAACACTGGATGGGAAAGCCACCAGCAAGGCAAGAGCCGCCATGAGCGCGGTTATGGTTTCAGGTGGGACAAGATACGCGCTCGTGTTCTGCATCGTGACAAACATCTATGCCAAGAGTGCTTGAAGTCAGGTAGGCCAACTGAAGCCAAGACAGTGGACCATATTAAACCCAAGGCGCATGGTGGTACCGATGACGATAACAATCTGCAATCGCTGTGCTGGTCGTGCCATAGAAGCAAGACGGCAAGCGAACGAACCAGAAGATAATTTCCATATAGTCATCAAGGCTCAAGGGGGAGGGGCGGGTCAAATCCCTACCACTCTCGCCTTAAAGTACCGCCGCCTTAAGTCAATTTTTATACCCGCGAAAAATGAAATTAAAACTGGCTGATTGTTTAGCCATATTTATGCATTAGAAATCAGAAGCCTCGCAATAGCGGGGCTTTTTTATACCCGTCATTTGGTGCACTGCATGCATCGTTATTTTTAAACATCGAACCTGTACTTAGGAATGAGCCTTGAGGTGATCAGTTATAGCTGATGTTGCTTCGATGGGCTGATCTCCTATGCAGCAAGGTTCATTGCTAAGTAAGGTTAACATTATGCAATTCCCAAGAGTGAGCGTTAATGGCGTATCCGTCAGAGTGGATAATGAAGGTCGATATAGTCTGAATGATTTACATGCTTCAGCGGTAATCAATGGTGAAGCCAGAGAAAACCAAAATCCAAGCCAGTTTCTGAGGAGTAAGCAAGTAAAAGCGTTCGTTGATAAATTAAGCGCAATGCAAAATTGCACTGCGGTAAAGGTGATTAACGGAGGGTTAAATCATGGTGTATGGGCGCTTGAATTAGTTGTTATTCGATATGCGGCTTGGTTAAAGCCTGAGTTTGAAATCCTTGTTTATAACACTTTCAAGGATGCCGCAAGAAAGGGCTTAGATATTATGGCTAGACTAAATAAGTTGGATTACATCATTGATGCTGAAGCTAAAAATGTTAGTGGATGCGCAAGAATAATGGCGAACTGGGGATCTGGTGGAAGAAAGCAATTATTACTCACCGCTAGAGAGAGAATTGCTTCTGAGGCTCAAATTTATTTGCCGGGTATCGATGACTATTAATGCTTTATTGGAGGTTTTGTTATGGCTGGCACTCCGGGCAAGTCTGGTCGCCGCCCGAAGCCTACCGCCAGAAAAGAGTTGGCTGGTAATCCGGGTAAAAGAGCACTCAACAAAGATGAGCCGGTATTCACACCACTAAAAGGCGTGTCGCCGCCAGATTGGTTTACAGAAAACGAATTAGAACTTGCTGTTGTTATGTGGGAAATCACGATCAAGGAGCTTTGTGGTCAGGGTATTTTATGTATTACCGACTTAGCCGTGCTTGAACGTTGGTGCGTTGCCTACCACATTTGGCGTAATGCAGTGGTTGCGATCATGCGAGATGGAACTCGCTTAATTGGTGCAACGGGTGGGCCAATTAAAAATCCCGATTTAACAACGAAGAAAGAACAAGAGAGTGAAATGGATCGTACTGGTGCAATGCTGGGTTTAGATCCAAGTAGTCGTCAACGATTAATTGGTATGGCTGGTCAGAAAAAGCAAGATAACCCCTTTATGAGGATTATTTCATCATGAGCCGTAAATCTTACCCGAACGTCAATGCGGCAAATCAATATGCGCGTGATGTAGTGCGTGGCAAGATTGTGGCGTGTCAATATGTCATTGATGCCTGCCAGCGACATATTGACGATCTTGCCCAAGAGAAAGGGCGTAAATTCCGTTATCGATTTGATAAAGACTTAGCAGAGCAAGCTGCTAAGTTTATCCAGCTATTACCTCATACAAAAGGGGAATGGGCATTTAAGCGAATGCCTATCACATTGGAGTCATGGCAATTATTTATCGTATGCTGTGCATTTGGCTGGGTACAAAAAGGGACTAAGCTTAGGCGTTTCCGTGAAGTTTATACCGAAATACCCCGTAAAAATGGTAAGTCCGCTATTTCAGCGGGTGTGGCATTGTATTGCTTTACTTGTGATAACGAGTTTGGCGCAGAGGTTTACTCTGGCGCGACAACGGAAAAGCAAGCGTGGGAAGTATTCAGACCTGCAAAGCTAATGTGCAAACGCACACCGTTACTCACAGAGGCGTTTGGGATCGAGGTTAACGCTAAAAATATGAACCGCCCTGAAGACGGTGCACGATTTGAGCCGCTTATCGGCGATCCTGGGGATGGTCAATCACCCCACTGCGCGATTGTGGATGAATATCATGAGCATGATACTGATTCACTCTACACAACTATGCTTACTGGGATGGGGGCTAGACGTCAGCCGTTAATGTGGGCGATTACTACGGCTGGGTATAATATCGAGGGACCTTGTTACGATAAGCGGCGTGAAGTGATTGAAATGCTGAATGGTACGGTACCTAATGATGAATTATTTGGCGTTATTTATACAGTTGATGAAGGAGATGATTGGACGGATCCTAATACGCTAAAGAAGGCTAACCCGAATATGGGTGTTTCAGTCTACAGTGAGTTCCTCATTAGCCAACAAAATAGAGCGAAAAATAATCCTCGACTTGCCAGCATCTTCAAAACTAAGCACCTAAACATTTGGGTTTCAGCGCGTTCAGCGTATTTCAACATGCTGAGTTGGCGAGAATGCGAAGATAAAACACTGACATTGGAAATGTTTGAAGGGCAATCGTGTGTTCAATCGCTCGACTTGGCCAGAAAACTGGATATGAACTCCCGAGTTAAGTTATTTACGCGTGAAATTGACGGAAAGCGGCATTATTACTGTATAGCACCCAGTTTTTATGTTCCCTATGATGCTGTTTTTGGTGCTGATATTGAAAATCAACGAACTGCGGAACGATTCAGAAAGTGGGTTGAAACTAAGCACTTAAAACTAACCGATGGTGCTGAAATTGATTATCGCGTTATTTTGGAGGATGCCAAAGCAGATAACTTGAATAATCCGATTGATGAAAGTCCAATTGACCCACACGGTGCAACTAATTTATCTCACCAATTGGCGGATGAGGGATTAAACCCTATCACCATTGTTCAAAATTACACAAATATGTCAGACCCCATGAAAGAGCTTGAAGCAGCTATTGCTTCAGGGCGTTTTCACCATGATGGAAATCCAATTATGACTTGGTGTATGGGGAATGTGGTGGGTAAATTTTTACCAGGCAATGATGATGTGGTTAGACCTATCAAAGAGCAAAATGAAAACAAAATTGACGGTGCTGTAGCGTTAATTATGGCGATTGGGCGAGCTATGCTTCATGAAGATAGCGATTTTCTTTCCTCCCTTAACCCTGACGAAGATCTACTATTCCTATGAAAAACTTATTTCTCGATATCACTGCATTGATTGGTTTCAGCGCGGTGATGGCAGGCTGTTATCTAAATTATGGGCTCCCCAATACATTAATGATCGGCGGTTCCGTGCTGGTGGTTTATGCATTAGTGGCGGCAATGAGGGGGAAACGTGCTTCTTAATGCGTTATTTCGTAATGATGAACTGACAAGCATTGAAAATCCATCGGTACCTATTACCTCAGATTCCATTGATACCGATGGAATTTTTACTGCTGATGTACATGTTAGCCCTGAAACCTCGATGAAGCTTGCCGCAGTGTATGCGTGTATTTACGTGCTTTCTTCATCTATTGCTCAAATGCCATTACATATTATGCGTAAATCGGGCAATAAAGTTGAAACAGCGCGTGACCATTCATTATTTCATCTTGTTCACGATGAACCTAATGAGTGGCAAACCAGCTATAAATGGCGAGAAACGAAACATCGACACATTTTAGGCTGGGGAAATGGTTACACGCAGGTCGTACGTAACCGCAAAGGGGAAGTGACCAATCTCGAGGCATGTATGCCGTGGGAAACAACCCTATTGAATACAGGCGGGCGTTATACCTACGGTGTTTACAATGAACTCGGTAATTTTGCCATCAGTCCTGATGACATGATCCACATTCGTGCTCTGGGCAATAACCAACGCATGGGGTTAAGCCCTATTGCCCAGCATGCTGAAACTATCGGTATGGGAATGAGCGGACAGAAATACACCAGCTCTTTTTTCGGGGGAAATGCAAGACCGGCTGGTATTTTGTCTGTTAAAGGTGAGCTAAATAAAGATGGTTGGGCGCGTATAAAAGATATGTGGCAAAAGGCAAGTGCCGCACTCCGTAGTCAGGAGAATAAAACTATGCTTATCCCCGCAGATCTTGACTACAAAGCGTTAACCGTTTCCCCTGTCGATGCTCAGCTTATCGACATGTTGAAATTAAACCGCTCTATGATTGCGGGGATCTTTAACGTTCCTGCTCACATGATTAATGACCTTGAAAAGGCGACTTACTCTAATATTTCTGAGCAATCCATTCAGTTTGTTCGCCATACCATCATGCCGTGGGTGGTTAATTGGGAGCAGGAACTTAATCGTCGCTTGTTCACAAGACAAGAAAGAGTAGCTGGGTTTTATGCTCGCTTTAATTTGGCGGGTTTATTACGAGGTACCGCGAAAGAGCGCGCGCAATTTTATCATTATGCCATTACTGATGGTTGGATGAGTCGAAATGAAGTGCGTGCTTTTGAAGATATGAACCCAGTTGATGGGCTGGACGAAATGTTAGTCAGCGTTAATGCTGCTCAGCCTGTTGGTAGTCAAACAGATAAACCCAAAGGGGATAATGATGAGCAGTAATCAAGAAACTCGCTGCTATATGGGAGAAGTGAGAGCCGAACCCGGAGAAGAGAATCAAGCAACCCATATTATCGGGCTGGGCTCTGTTTTCGACTCTCGTTCTGAGTTGATGTATGGATTTAAAGAAATCATTAAGCCGGGGGCGTTTGATGACGTGCTTAATGATGATGTTCGCGGATTATTCAACCATGATCCTAACTATATTCTCGGAAGAACAGCGGCAGGAACGCTGTCTTTAAGTGTGAATGAGCGTGGTTTGGTTTATGACATCACCGCACCGGACACTCAAACTATCCGTGATTTAGTGCTAGCACCGATGCAGCGTGGTGATATTAACCAAAGTTCTTTTGCCTTTCGTGTCGCCCGAGATGGTGAAGATTGGTATCAAGATGATGAAGGCGTGATTATTCGTGAAATTCACAAATTCTCGCGCTTATTCGATGTGAGTCCAGTGACTTATCCGGCTTATCAAGATGCTGGTGCCGCAGTACGTTCGATGGAAGCTTGGAAGGAAGCGCGAAATGGCGGTGATCTGCAAAAAGCGATTAATCAAAAATTAGCGCGTGAGCGCATTTTAACTTTACTCAATGCATAAGGTAATACTATGACTATGAAGCTTCATGAATTAAAACAGAAACGTAACACCATCGCTGTCGATATGCGTGCTATTCACGAAAAAGTGGGTGAAGGTGTGATGACCGATGAGCAGCGCACCGAGTGGAATAAAGCGAAAACAGAGCTTGAAAACTTGGAAGCACAAATTGAGCGTGAAGAACAATTACGTTCGCTAGACCAGTCATTTGTTGACGACAAAGAGCAAGAGCAGCGTCGTAATCCTGATAATGACCCTGAAGCCGCAAAAGTCGAACGTCGTAATTTAGCCTTTGATCGCTTTGTGCGTAGCGGGTTCGGTGAGTTATCAACGGAAGAGCGTCAAGCGCTTAAAGAATTACGTGCGCAGGGAACATCGCCGGATGAAAAAGGGGGGTATACCGTACCGACACAAATGCTGAATAAAATTATTGAGCAGATGAAGGCATATGGTGGCATTGCCAGCGTCGCACAAATTTTAACAACATCAACAGGACAAGATATTACATGGTCCACTTCGGATGGCACAGAGGAAGAAGGGGAATTATTAGGCGAAAATACAGCGGCTAGCGAACAAGATGTAGAATTTGGCACTGCAATCTTAGGTGCGAAAAAGCTTTCCTCTAAAATTATTCGCGTATCAAACGAGTTACTTCAAGATAGCGGCGTGAATATTGAAGCATATTTAGGTAGCCGTATTGCTCAGCGGATTGGTCGCGGTGAAGCGAAGTATTTAGTTAAAGGCACAGGGACTGGATCGCCGCTGCAGCCTAAAGGGCTAGATGCTTCCGTCACTGGTACGATTGATGCATCCGCAACGTTTGGGTGGAAAGATATTAACGCTTTAGAACATGCGTTAGACCCTGCATACCGAAACGGACCTAAGTTCCGTTTAGCGTTCAACGATGACACATTAAAAAACCTGAAAGAAATGGAGGATGCACAAAAACGCCCACTGTGGCTGCCATCGATTGCTGGCGTTGCTCCTTCGACTATCTTGGGTATGCAATATGTGGTTGATCAGGCCATTGATAAAATGGAAGCGGGTAAGAAATTCATCTTCTGCGGTGACTTTGATCGATTCATTTTGCGTCGTGTGACCTACATGACTCTGAAACGTTTAGTTGAGCGTTATGCTGAATATGACCAGACAGCATTCTTGGCGTTCCACCGCTTCGATTGTGTCCTTGAAGATACTTCAGCGATTAAGGCGCTAGTCGGTAAAGGCGCCACAAAATAATTATTAATACCCCCCAGTCAAGTGCCGCTTAATTGCGGTTTTTTTGTGCCTGCGATCTGGTCATGGTCGCAGGCATTAAGGTGAAAACATGCCATTACCCACATTGGAGAAGTTAAAGGCGCAATGTCGGATTGACGATGACAATGCAACAGAAGATGACTTGCTGATCACGTATATGCTGGCGGCTAAGAAGCGGGCAGAAAACTACATCAACAGAACGCTTTATGACGGTGATATTCCTGAATCCGATCCAGATGGTTTGCAGATCTCGGAGGATATTGAGTTGGCCATTATGCTGGCGGTGGGTCATTTCTATGAAAATAGAGAAACAACGGGTATGTCTGCCGGATTTAAAGCGCTATTGGATCCATATCGCTATATCAATATTTAGGGGGTGATATGAAAGCGGGCGAACTCAATAAGCGGATTTGGTTATCGCGTATCGAGGAAGTGAGGGATGAGCTCGGCGTCCCTAAATCTAGCGTGGTGAAAGTCAAAGATGTTTGGGCAAAAGCGGAGGCGATGTCTAACCGGAAAATACGCACCGCCGATCAACAGCAGGTTATTGAAACGTACCAATTCACTATTCGACCACGCAGCGACGTTAATATCGGGTGGATCATCACTTATCAAAATCGCAACTTTACGGTTCGCGCTGTTGATAGAAACCAGTCAGACCGACTAATCATAACGACGGAGGCTGACAATCAGCATGATAGAAACTGACATTAAAGCCGATTTGGAGCGACTAACAGGATTAAAGGCATATCCGTTAGGACTGCCATCTGATGTGTTGGAAGGGGTTATTTATCAGCGCATCAGCGACCCTAAAATGCTTACTGGGCTCGCTAAAACCGCCCTTGTTCAATCGCGTTTTCAAATTACCTTTCAGATCCCCAATGATTATGCCAAAGCGTTGAAGCTAGAGGCTTTGGTGCTTGAAGCTTGGGAAAACATCACGCACGGTCATATCGGTTCATATCCCGTACAAACCGTTCAGCGCGGGGCCTTCATGCAGTCACGAGAGGAGCAGACAGATAAGCGCGTTATTTTCAGAGTGATGCGTGATTTTGTTCTTACTTATCCAGAGAACGCAAAATGAAAATTAACGCTAGCGTTACAGGTCTACGTGAATTAGGAGAGGCTCTAAGTCGACTTGAGGAGGAAATAAAAACAAAAATATTACGGGATGCTGGCAAGAAAGCCATGGAGCCAGTTCTTGATGATATGAAGAGTAATGCTGGGTTTGATGAAAGCTCTCAAGCTTCCCATATGAGAGATAGCATAAAAATACGCTCAACAAAAAGTAAAAAACTGAATAGCTCAGTATTAATTACAGTTGGGCCATCAAATAAGCATTTCATTAAAGCTTTTGCTCAGGAAATGGGCACAGTAAAACAAGTTTCCCGTCCTTTTATTCGCCCCGCATTAGATTACAACAAACACGCTGTTCTTAAGATTTTAACCACTGAAATCAGAGATGCGTTATATCGATTTAAATAACATATTGAAACTAGGAGTTATTATGGCTGGTCAAAAATCATCCCCTGAATATGCAATGTTGCCTGCTGGCACTATTGTAAAATATGGTGAAGTCAGCGATCTACCCACCGCACTAAAACCATTGGTAAACTGTAAAGCTATTGGTGCTACAGGTCTTACGGGCAGTTTCGTTGACTGCACTACACTTATTGATACAAACAAGCAATTTATTTCAGATATGCCGGAAGGCCCTGAAAAAACATTAGGGTTTATTGATGATCCAGAGAATGCTGATTTCACCGCATTCTTGAATGCAGCACAAGAGCGAAAAACTGTTCAGTTTTTCATTGAATTACCTAATAAACGCACCGCAACCATGATTATGGCTCTATCGGGATGGGAAATGGCTGAAATTAGTGCACCAGCCAGTGAAGTTATTCAGATTACCGTCAAAGGCAAACAGAATAACTTAGTGTGGGGAACGGCAACAGCAGGTGCAGGCGGTACTAAATAATGAAAAATTTAAAGGCGGCATTTTTAACATCACAGGCTCATGTTCAAAAAGTTCAGCTACTTGGTGTTGATGTAAACATTCGAAGAATGACAGCAACAGAGCTTCTAACATTGGAAGAAGAAGCGGCTGGACTCAATGCCGAAGGTAAAGTCATGGATTCATCACTACGAAATGTTGAAATGATTTTGTCTTGCATTGTCGATGAAAAAGGGAAGCCATACGATAAAAGTGAGCTACCAACCGCTAAAGAGCTGCTTGATACTCATGATAATGCATCGTTGTTTGAAGCCATTTCCATTGTGAAGCGTCATTCAGTTGGTACGCTTGAAGAAGCAAAAAAAAACTAACTGAAACTCCTCTTTTGCGGTTTGCCTATGAGTTATCAGAACAACTCGGAGAAATAGATCCTTACCGCGTCCTATCACTGCCTGCCTCCACGCTTCTTGGATGGCAGGCTCATTTTGAACTGAAAGCAAATCCGTTAACGAATAACGAATCTAATAACGATCCGAAAGATAATCAATTGCCTACGCCAGCATCATCAACACTGGATGAGCAGTGCTCGGCAGTCATGAAAATGCTGGGGTAAATATGTCAAATTTAGCTGATCTCAAAGTTGGGTTATTACTAAACGATGTTAGTTTTAGAACTCAAATTGCAGATGCCTATCGCTTAGCCGGTAGCGAATCAGACCGATTCACACGAAAAGTAAAGTCTGACAATAAACATACCGAAGAGTCTTTTGCATCCCTTGAAAAGTCTATCAATCGTGTTGGTGGACGATTGGCGATGATCGCTGGCGGTGGATTATCTCTCGGCGCCATCATCAATACGACTCGACAATATAGCCAATCATTATCTGACCTTGCAGCCATTACAGGTGCTACTGGCGAGCAAATGAAGATATTTGATGAGGCTGCCCAGGAGATGGGGAGAACAACCCAATTTTCGGCGATGCAAGGTGCAGAAGCGATTAAGTTAATGGCATCCGCCAAGCCGGATTTGATGAAAACGAGCACCGGGTTAGTCGATGTAACAAAAAGCGCATTAATCCTTGCGCAAGCGGCAGGCACAACACTGCCAGATGCAACAAGAACACTGGCATTATCGCTAAACCAGTTTGGTGCCTCGGCGGCTGAAACAGACAGGTATATCAACGTATTGGCAGCGGGTGCTAAATATGGTTCATCAGAAGTAAATGAAACATCCGAAGCGATAAAGAAAAGTGGTGTTGCAGCAGCTAACGCAAAAATGAGTTTTGAAGAGCTAAATGCGGCAATTCAAACTCTAGCAGAGCGAGAAGTAAAAGGTTCTGATGCTGGCACGGCACTTAGAAATATGATCTTAAAACTTGAAGCGAGTACAGATAAAAACCTGAAACCCTCGGTTGTCGGCCTTGGTTCAGCATTGGAAAACTTAGGCAAAAAGAACTATTCAACTACTGCACTGACAAAACTTTTTGGCTTAGAAAACGTTAATACTGCAATGATCTTGTCTCAAAATGCTAGCAAGGTTAAAGAGCTCACTCAGGCATTAACTGGAACGGATACTGCATTTGAGCAAGCAAAGGAAAGAACTAACAACCTAAATGGTGATTTACTTGGTTTGTCATCGGCATTTGAAGGGATGGCCATAAAAGTAGGGCAAATGTCATCAGGTCCACTTCGTGCAGGAATTAATACGACAACGGATGCTGTCAATGCATTGGCCGGAAACTTAAGTACTGTTGTTGATATTGCCGCATATGGCGTTATCCCATTACTTGGTGGGCGACTATCCAAAGGATTACAAGAACAAACAAAATTGTGGTATGACAATGAAGTCGCATCTAGGGCTGCAGCAAAACAAATGGCTGAGACTGCAAAGTCAGGAATAGCTCAAGCAGATGCTCAGATAAAATATGCTGCTGAACAAGGACAAAGCTTATCTAGGCACAATGCAATGATGCGACAGCATGGTATGGAAACCCTGAATTTGAGCGAGCAGAGGAATAAATTATATCGTATTGAGAACGAGGCGATACAAAGTAAAGTAAAATACACAGCCCAATTATCCACTGCAAACCACCAATTATCTTTAAGTCAACGAGCCCTTGCCGCTTCATCTAACATATTAAAGAGTGCGTACTCAGCTATTGGTGGTCCAGTAGGTGTAGCTATGCTTGCTGGTTCCGCAATTTATTATTTCCACAACAAAGCCGTTGAAGCTAGACAAAGTGCATTAAATTTAAAAGATGCTGTTATTGAAACGACCGAAGCGTTGATGCAGATGTCACAGAAACAACTCAATGTAAAACTAATTGATACTGAAGATGAGCTGCAGAACATAATTACTGAACGCAATAAGATGATTAAAGAGCTCCGAGACACAAAAGATCGTAAAAATGATCTAGATAGTGGGTGGGATGTCTTTGGTCAGGTACCTAAGTTAAAAAATGACATCATTAGGCTCGAAAGGGATTTAGAAAAAGCCAATGATAACATGGATATAAAAAGAGAGGTGATTAAAAACATAAATGAGGCCAGAGATAGACTTAAGTCTGGTGAAAAACCGAAGCAAGCGCAGACTGAAGATACTATTGTTGATGTAGGTACAAAGCAAGAGCTTCCATCTAAGGATAAATCTGGAAATAAATCAGTTAATCAGTATCAGCAGTTAAGGCAGCAAATTGAGCTTGAACATTCACTTAGTCTTGAGCGCATTTCTCTCAGTGAAAATGAAACATTACGTAAGTTACAAGAGAGCTACAAAGCTGGCGGAATGAAGCAAGGTGAGTTTGAAAGATTAAAAACTCTAAATGCAGAAAACCACATGAAGCAACGCTCTGAGCTTGCTGAAAAATATTCACCTACCCGCGCATTAATCCGTAATGAGCAAGAAGCTAATAAAGAATTGAAAGCCCTGCTTGATGCACGTTTACTCACTGATAAAGAATATCAATATGCAAAAACACGGCTTGAACAAGATATGGCAAAGAACCGGTTATCTGATCAGGCTAAGGGCATTGCCCTGCCAAACATCAGCATAATTGGTGAAATTGATCCTGTTATTCAGTTGAAAAACCAACTTGAAGAGCAAAAGGCAATGTATGAAGCCTTTTATCGTGATGGTCTAATTAGCAAAGAGCGTTATGAGCAGTTAATGACTGCAGCAACAAATAAATCCAAAGTTGCACAATTACAAGCAAGTAAAGAGCTTTATGCCGCACAGGGAGATTGGCAGCGCATGCAAATTAACTTGTTTGAGTCTATTGAGCAGAGAATGGGGAATTCATTAACTGGGATATTGACCGGCTCTAAATCATTTTCCGAGGCACTACAAGATATATCTGCATCACTTGCGGAGTCAATTATTCAGGATTTAGTTCGTATTGCTATGCAAGCCATGATCACTAACGCTCTGACAGGATTGATGGGTGGGTTTGCTGGCGGATTATCATCTGGCGCGGCGGCGGGTGCAGGTAGCGCAGCCACAACTGCATCAGGCACTGGCGGCATGGGAATGCCGACTAGCTGGAAAGGATATAGTCGAGGTGGGTATACAGGAAACCGTGGAACCGATGAAATATCAGGTGTGGTTCACGGACAAGAATTTGTTTTTGACGCCGAATCAACCAAGCGCATTGGGGTAGATAATCTAGAATCAATGCGTTCTAGAGGAGCCACTAACACTATTAATCAGTCAGATTTTGGCGGCAGTGAGTTTAAAGGGATAAGCAGAAACTCTTTCGGCGCAACTGACAACAGCCAAACAAACAAAATAGAAATTTACCAGACTATTCAAGTATCTGGAAATGGTGATCAGGCATTGTATGAAGCTATGCATCAGGCGGCTAAATTAGGTGCAAAACAAGGTTCTGATGATGCGCTAGCTAAGATTCAGCGTGACTTTCAAACAAATGGGAATATAAGAAAGAGCCTCAGGGGGTAGTTATGGTATTGGTGTGGCCAGATAGCATTGTACCTTCAACAATGAATTGGCAGTTACTGAGCAATAGCCAGACATTTACTTCTGTATTTACTGGTAGCGCACAGACAGTGCGCTTTCCCGGTAGCCGTTGGAAATGTGTATTATCGTTCAACAATTTAACAGATGAAAAATCAAGGTTACTTGAAGTTATTCTTGCACAACTTGATGGAGAAAGTGGGAGAGTTAAGATCAGCAATTGGCTAAGACCAGGGTTAATCGGAAAGGGAAGCCCAATTATTAGCGAGGAAAACCAAACTGGTACTATGTTGCAAACAAAAGGATGGATTGCAAATTCAATTATTTTACGTAAAGGCGACTATATTACAGTCAGTAATGAACTCAAGATCATCACGGAAAATGTAATTAGTGATAATGATGGAAATGCAAATATTCCAATTTCTCCGATGTTACGAAATTCCCCGTCAATCAACGAGAAGATAGAAACCGTCAAACCATTCGGTATTTTTAAGCTAACGAGTAATGATCAAGGTAACTTTCAATATCGCCCCGGGTTTTTTTCAAGCGTAAGCATTACTCTTGAGGAGGCACTTTACTAATGCTATATCATCCATTTTCAAATGACATGGTCAAAGCCATCAATGATGGCTATGAGTTAGTTATTGCGGCAAAATTGGAGTTAAAGTCAGGTGTAACTTTTGCACATACTGGCGTAGGTAATTTGATTATAGCCGGTGAGAATTACCAAGGCGTTGGTTCATTTGGTGAAATTGAACCTGTGACGGAAAGTAACTCAACAAGTCCACAGCAACTTATCCTTTCACTATCTGGGTTTGACTCCTTGCTTGTGGCTGACGTCATGAATGAGCGTAGCCGAGGTAGAAATGTTAGTATTTTACTAGTAGCCTTGGATGGAAATGGTAGACCAGCAATTGCTGAAGTTGTTTTTGCTGGTCAAATATCTAACATTGGAGTGTCTACCGGTGGGCTAAACAAAGTATCTGTTACGGTATCTAATCGCTTTGAGCGATGGTCTAATGGACTGCCTGACAGATTTACCGACGAGTCATGGGTAAAGCGGCATAAAGGCGATCGTATTTTCAGATATGTAGCCCAAATGGCTGAACGTTCGATTTATTGGGGTAGTAAAAAGGATGCCCCATCTTTCATTTATAAATAATGGTGAATAGTGTGGAAATAGATAATAAATATATAATTGTTTCACGATTTTTATTGAGACTTGATTCTGTTTCCATTAATGAAGTCAAAAAAAGAGCTAATATCGGATACAACCAAGCAGTATTAATACTAGAGGATCTCGAGAAAAAAGGGGTGATAACCCATGGTGATTTTATAGACGATGACTGGCTATTCTTAGTCAATAAAGATAAATTAAAAACGTTTCTTTATGAAAACGACCCAATTTATAAAACAAAAAAAATAGAATGCAATGATAGGGAAATTGAGACTGATAATAGGTTTGGGAAGTTTTTGTCAACATCTATTTGTATTTTAGTCGGCGCTGTCTCCTTGTACTTTATTTTAATATTCTTTTTTAATGGAGAGAAAAAAGAAGTTGATTATTGTAATGATGAAGAGAGAGCATATTTAGCATCACAGACAATAATACAATCTAAATTAAAGTCACCATCTACAGCAAGGTTTCCTCATTACTCTAAAGTTTCAATTACAAGCGCTGGCTTGTGTACATTTCAAATAGATGGCTATGTGGATGCGCAGAACAGCTTTGGTGCTTTAGTGAGAGATAATTATACAACAATAATAACATACGATGAAAAAAGTCAGACTCACATACAAAAATCATTAAACTTTAAGTAAAACAAGTGCACATCCAACCAACCCGCTTCGGCGGGTTTTTTTATGCTCGGAGATCAGCAATGCGACATCCTAACTGGACAATCAGACTCCCAGAAACCTTACAAAAAGCAACACAGAAGCCATTTTCATGGGGGCTGCATGATTGTTGTTTATTTGCTGCCGATTGTGCAGTTGCCGTATGCGGTATCGATATCGCAGAAAAGGCGCGTGGCAGATATAAAACCAAAGCTGGAGCTATGCGAGTCTTAAAGTCTGAGTTCGGTGACTTGGAAACAGGGCTATCAGATTTCTTTGCAGAAATTGAACCTGATAGAGCAATGCGTGGCGATATCGTCATGTTTAACGGCGATGACGGGAAGACGCTTGGCGTTATATGGGCAAATAAAGTTTGGGCGGTTACCGAGTCAGGGGCAATGCCAGTTAATCATCAACCAGTCAAAGCGTGGAGAGTAGAGTAAATGGGAAAGACGGTCACTAACATTGTCTCTGCTGGGTTGATGATTGCAGGGGTCATCGCCACTGGTGGATTGGGTACAGCATTAATCGTAGCGGGTATTGCTGTGCAAGCTGCTGGTACCATGATCTTCAAAGATAAAATGCCATCGATGAGCTATCGGGACCAATCTGAACGAAAACAAATGCTACGCTCTGCGGTTGCATCAGAAACTATTATTGTGGGGAAAACGGTGTGTTCTGGTTTATTGTTTTTCGCAGAAGAAGAGCGCGGCGAACAAGATGAAAATGAACGTCTATTTATGGCATTAGCCATTGCTGCACACAAAGTTGATCACATCGGCAAGATTTGGCTGAATGATGATTTGATAGGAACTTTCGGCGATAAAGCGGGTTATGAGTTTCATAACTCCCGGAGTGATTGTGACCCATACATGCTAAAGAATGCACCATCATGGAAAGAAGACATGATCGGGGATGGTCTGGCATGGTTACGGTTAACGCTGAAATACGATGCTGAAAAATTTCCGTACGGCGTGCCAAACGTCAAAGTAGAGGTTTGGGGTAAGCAGCTATTCGATCCTCGCACGAATAAAACAATCTGGAACAACAATGGGGCGCTGGTAGTTCTCGATTTTTATCGCAGCTATCTTAGTGTGCCTGATGCTGATATCGATTTTGAATCATTCAAGGTCGCTGCAGATCTATGTGACGAACAAGTCGTTAGCCCAGAAGGTGTTGCCGAACCACGCTACACAATTAATGGGGCCTATGAACTTTCTGAATCTCCAGCATCGATACTCGATCACATGCACAAATGCATTGCAGCGGAGCCGACCTATGTAGCCGGCAAGCACGGGATTTTAATGCAGGCTTACAATGGCCCAGCAGTATTACGCATTGAACCGAATCAAATCATTGATACCGTTAACATCACGCCGGAACTGGCTTTACGCGATGCCACTAATGCGATTTACGGGACGTTTGTTGATGCCGAGCAGTTGTACATCAAAACTGACTTTGAGCCTGTCATTATCGAAGAATGGATTGATGAAGATGGGTTAGAAATCAAAGAGAACATGGATTACCGGTTTGTCACTAGCCCATACCAAGCAGCTAGGCTTTCTAATTTATATCTACGGAAAAAGCGTGCAGGTCGCCGTGTTCAATTGCGCATGAATATGGATGGTTACGCGTATCGACCAGGAGAGGTTGTTTTATTAAATCTTCCTCATATTGGTATTCAAAACCTTGAGTTTCGTGTCGCTGAGTGGAAATTTCACCCGCAGGAAGGAGTTGATATCCTCCTCGAGGAGGATGGTGCTTATATTTATGAGGATGTGATCGGCAAGCCATTTGTTAGACCACCGTTTACTGTATTGCCGACGGGCGGCGTGGCGCCACCTTTAAACCTCTTATTTGTGACGGTTAGTATCGGCGAGATTGTTCAGGGATATCTGAGTTGGAAATCAGCTGCTGCAGATGTTCGCTACAATACAGTGAACATTATTCAAGATGGGAAAGTGATTCAATCAATTCAGGTACCGCAAGATAGAGTCGACTTGTCAGGACTTGTTCGCGGATCCTATCGCGCTGAAGTTCGTTCAATTAATGCCGCTGGCGCCATGTCTGCACCCGCCATTATTGATTTTGATATTCAAGCACCACCTAAGCCTGTCAGTGTTGAAGTGACTGGCGGGATGTTCTCATTAACATGCGTTCCACACGCTGGCGAGTCAGCACAACACGGCTATACATTTGAATTCTGGTTCAGCGACAAGAAGCTGGCAAACACTAACGATTTGGAAGTTACAACAAAATCCAATCGGTTAGGGCAAGGGCAGTTCTGGACGAAAGAGAGTTTAAAAGCGGGTACCGATTATTGGTTTTATGTTCGAACGGTCAACAGTTACGGAAAGTCTCAATTCGTTGAAGCAACTGGACAGCCAAATGCTTTACCTGAAGGCGCGTTAGATGAAATGGGTAACCAGTTCATGACTACCGAAGCTGGCAAGCGACTTGAAGACCGACTCAACTGGCTCGACGAAGCAAACTTGATACAAGGTTCTGCAACATTCGAAGTTCAGCAAGATTTGTTCACAAAGCATGGTCAATCGATGGCTGAAATTAAGCGACTAGACCGCGTGTTTGCTAGCGCCGAGTTGGCATGGGCTCAATCTGTTGTTGAAGTGAATGCGTCGATAAATGGAGTGAAAGCAGGGGTAATCAAGAACGACCAAGCTATTGCAAGTTTAGATAAAGCATTCTCAGAGTCACAAACTCGGGTGCAAGCTCAATTTGGTGAGCAAAGTGCGCTTATTGACACGAAGGCAACAACTGAGTTTACGGCTACTGGTGAAGGCTACGCAACGTGGGATGTGAACGCAGGTGTTTGGTACAACAAGCAATTCTACAAAGCGGGTATGGTTATTAGCGCTGAAGTGAAGGCTGGAAAAGTCAGCACTTACATCGGATTTATGGCGAATAACTTTGCTTTCATCAACCCATCTAATGGCAAGTTTGAAACGTTTATGTATATGAAGAACGGTCAGATTTTCATGAATGAAACGTTCATCGATAAAGCGTGGCTAAATAGCGTGGTTGTAACTGACAAAATGACGTCAGCAAACTATGTCCCCGGCAAGGTGGGTTTTAATATCGATGCTAAAACAGGTGATGCTGAATTCAATAAGCTGCTCATTAGCGGGGATTTTAAAATAGTTGGGGATGCAGGTCGGGTGTTAGTCGATGGTACCGGAATGACAGTCTATGACGAAAATGGTAGATGGGCGGTGAAAGTGGGGAGGCGTCCAGCATGAGTGATGATTATGGACTATTCATAAACCCAAAGGATGGCGGAAAGCCGATTGAAATCACTAACAATTCCTATCCTCTAACCTTCTTAAAGCATATTGTTATTCATCCACTCAGCCCACAGCCGTATCAAAAAAATAAGTCTGTTAATGTACCAGGAATGTCAAAATACAATGTGGTTATTGTGCCCTCAGCGTTATGCCACTTTCTGGCTTATGGTTCGGTGCAGGGCGTGAGTATCGGAAGCTATTGGGTGTCTGGCGATACATTCTATTGTAACTATGACTGGTGGGGCGGTGATTCAGGTTGGTTACCGGGGAGTGATGGTAACTCCCACTTTTTCTTATACGGTGTACTGAAGGAAGCCCCGCAAGACTCTTATGGGCTTTTTATTAACTCGCAGATAGATGCTGCCGTTGATAACTTTAGAGCTATCACCCAAGAATCCACGGTTTCATATTGTGTATTTCGGCAAAAAATATTTATACAAGCGGATAAGAATGGGCGGGGTTATTGGAGCGTTCCGGATTCTATTCCTAACCGTAACTCGGTTTGTGTATTTATTCGACCTGAAAATACAAGCCAAACGATACGTTATGACAGACCTAATAACCGGATAATTTCGCTAGAGTCTGGCTGGGTGTATGTTGTGATATTTGCGTCTGGGTTAAATCTTCAACCTTCCGATGGACTAACGATTTGGAACAGAGAGGGCAAGGTAGTATTCAACTCCGAGTACACACCGTTTTATAACAATGGGCAGATAGTTAACACGAGCAATAATGTTGCCACAAGTAAATTTGATGTCCCGATGTTCACGATGGATAGCCCCAATACATGGCTGGAGAATGAGGGAAATACCGTTAACTGTTACATGTCTGGATTTAGGGTATCAGGGAAACAGCTTATAGCGAAAAGGATGTGGACCATTGGTGATTACCCCACGTATGCCAACTACATGTACAACAAGATAGTGTATGCCGGCAGCTACGCCATCGACTTCAACGACTACTTCTAAATACTCAATTCAACGATAAGCCGCTTAACTGCGGTTTTTTTTGCGTCCAAATTTTGGAGTTAATATGATTTATCAAACAGGCACAATCAAAACGACAGCGGGTCAGACTAAAATTACCGGCACAGGAACTCGCTGGAAAGATAACTTAGCCGGCATATCAGAAGGCTGCCCAATCTCTTATCTCATCAATAACGTTGTGTACATGAACACAATATTATCAGTGAACTCAGATACAGAGATTAACCTCACTTATCCTGTGACAGTGGCAGCTTCAGCAGCCAAGTATCAGATAGCGACATTCGTTCTAGACAGCATGAGCGATGGCGTTCGCAAGATGCTAGCGAATCAGCAGTATATCCAGTATTTCTTGCGAAATATGGATACATGGCTAACACAGGACGGCATCGTTGAAATTAAAACTCCAACAGGGGAAACGGTAAGGCTAGAAAGTATTATTGCGCTGAAAAAATTAATAGATGATAAGTTTGATAAAAAAGGTGGCGGTATATCTGGGGCTATTGATGTTGGTGGAAACATCACATCAAAAAATGATGTAATTCAAGTTACAAATGAAAGAACAGGAAACAACATCCAGTTAGATACAACGGTACCTGGAACCGCAAGATTAAATACGCAGAGAAAGGGCGGGGCTTGGAAAAATCATGTAATACCTGATGCCAGCGGAACGCTAATGCAGGTTGGGGATTGCGGCTTAGGTGATGTCGTAGCAAAATATCCGACTGGTTTTGATCTTGATAATGCCTTAGCTACAGGGTCTTGGGATCCAGGAGGGTCATTAAACGTAAATGGAGCACCATTTGGATGTCAGTACGCCCCTACTTTTACAGTCTCTAGAAATACAGCAGAAAAATTTCAATTAGCAGCATGGCAAAAAGATTTTTTCTTCAGATATTTTAGAGCAGGAGCTTTCCAAAGTTGGGGTGTTGTTTATTCAACACTTAATACTATAAAAGATGCAAACGGAAATATAAAAGCAGCATCTCCTGTCATTAAAGTTTTCACAGATGATATTGAACCTAACGAAGAGGCTGAAGGAGTTGAACTAGAAAAACTCGGTACCGGTCGCTATAAACTCAAAGGCACTCTCGGTATGAACTCTGACGCAAGTTGGGGCGGGATTCACGGAGGCTTAGTTGTACCGAATGGGATTAATAACCTACCTTTAGTTTGGGCTGATTTTGATGTACTGCCAGACGGTGACATCATCATTGAAACTCGTTATAGAAAGCACACTCTTCATCCTCGACTCGAAGCCCAGCGCCTAATGACTTATCCAGAGTTTCTCGATGAGAATAACATTGAGCGTGAAGACTATGACTATTGCGATATTCCAAATGGTCACTGGATTGATGTTCGTGTGAATATGCCAAGTGATTCTATCTACAATCAGAAGCTAGCTGAAGCTGAGCGATTAGCGAAAATTGAAGCTGAGCGGGTAGCGAAAGAAGAAGTTGAAAAAGCTGCACGTGAGGAAGCGGAGAGATTAGAGGAAGAATCCAAACAAGAACAAGCAAGCAAACTAGAAGAGTAATAACTAAGGTGCGCCAGCTCGAGTAGTTGGCGCACTCAGATCATTTATCGAAATACTCTACTTCCTCAGTTTCTTTCATTTCAGGCATCCAATCTCCATCATTCCAAATTTCTTCCAGCGTTTCTTCAATGTAGGTTTTCTTTTCGTTCTTACCAAGGCCATCAATAGAAACATTAGCTTGAGATCCCCAACTAATATCGATATTTAAATCAGGGTATTTGGGGTTCAATCTTTTTGTGATCTCATTTCTCAATGCGTCGAAAGTCCCCATAGGTAATTTACCTTTCATGCTTGCAGCGAAGCGAACTTTAATAGTAACCAT